ATTCTTAAATGAATATAAAAATTTACTATAATATTATCATATAAAATATGGATTTTATTAAAAGACTTTCGCAAGCTGATATTTCTTCAATCTTCAGCAAGGAAGGGGAAGTAAATGCTTCCGGGGCCTTCACCAGATTACGCTTAGGACAGGGTCCAACTCCACGTACTCCTCTGTACAAAAACATTCCTCAAGACATAGTTCTTCAAATGTGGGTTGATATCCTTAACCGTATGAAGGATGATTCTCATTATGGGCCCGTAGACGCAGGCTACATTGGAGCTCTAGTCGAATATGACCTATCCCGCTCTGTAAAATTTGGTCCACAGGGAGAATTAAGACCATTGGCAGAAAGAGCTGAGGATTTGGAGGGTTACTACCAGAATAATCATTTCCACGGATTTGATTTAATAGACGAGGAATGTATAGAGAAGGTCGCCCGTACTATCTTTGGCGATAGTTTAGCACAGCTAAGACCTCTCTCCTTGAGTAATGTTATTAAACGTGATCGTTATGATGACAAATTAGATACAAACTCAGGATGTCCAGATTTCACAAAACGTAGCGGCGCTCAAGCTACAAATAACGCGATTCGGGATGCTGAATCTGGAAAATGGAGACATTATCCGATGGGGTTAGGCTCTAGATCACAAAGAGGAAGTGAACGGTTCATCTTCATGGCACCGTATTCAATGAATCTTAAAGAGAAAACCTACCTATATCCAATGCTGGATATGGTTAATAAATTAGGTGTGTTAGCATTATCGGCCTGGCGTGGCTTCCCTGCAGTAGAACAAGGTTTCGCTAAAATGGGATTCTTTCGAGAAGATAAAGCTTATATGCAAATTGATTACACAAAAATGGATAAATACTACAACTTTACCTGCAATTCTATCGTCACTAAAGTCGTCGAAAAGGGCTTTCAGCCCAGATATAGTGAAGAAATTGCAGAAGTACTTAACCATTATATGGAAGTACCTATCCTAATACAAATTGACAAAATGATTGTGGATCCGAAAGGTCACGGTATGCCAAGCGGGTCTGGTTTTACCAATTTCAGTGAAACACTGGTGTCTTTGTATCTATATTATCTTCTTCAAAAACTAGACCCGAGTTACGGTATTGAAAATTGCCAATGCCTAGGAGATGATATGGTAATCTCA